GTCGACTCGGCGGTCGGCTCGGCGGTCGGCTCGGCGGTCCGCTCGGCGGTCCGCTCGGCGGTCGGCTCGGCGGTCGACTCGGCGGTCGGCTCGGCGGTCGGCTCGGCGGTCCGCTCGGCGGTCCGCTCGGCGGTCGGCTCGGCGGTCTACTCGGCGGTCGACTCGGCGGTCGGCTCGGCGGTCCGCTCGGCGGATCAAAAATTCCGGATCACCGATGCGCTGCGGAGCGCGATGGATGAGGCCGGCCGGGCGTTTTTCTGGGCGCAGTGGGCAGCAGGATATTCTGCCTGGGCGGACTACTTCAATGAAGTCTTTTCGGTCTCCATCGATCGCAACTTCCTGGATCTCACCGAATCGTGCGGATTTTTCTGGACGCTCGATGATGTGTGTTTCGCGGTGGAGCGGCCGACCACGCTGAATCGAGACGATCGCGGCCGGCTGCACAGCGCAACGGGCCAATCAATCGGGTATGGCTCCGGCTGGGGCTTATGGCACTGGCACGGCGTGCAGGTCACGCAGGACGTGATCGAGCACCCCGAACGCATCACCGTGCGTGACATCAAGGATCAAGGCAACGCCGAGGTCCGGCGCGTGATGATCGATCGCTACGGTACGGCGCGGTACCTGAAAGACGCCGGCGCCAAGGTCGTGCAGGAGTTGCCGGCGGATCATCCGATCAAGGGGCTGCGCACCGCGCGCCTGCTATGGATTGGAGTGCCGGGCGATGAGGATATCGTCATGGTCGATCTGCTCAATTCGACGCCGGAGCCGGATGGCACCACGAAGCGTTACCAGCTTCGCGTTGATCCGAAGGCTTATGGCGGCCTCGCCTCGAGAGATTGCCACGCCGCAGCGGCGTCGACCTGGCGCATGCCGGATGGATCGCTCGCGTTCAAGCGGCCGCAGGATTACGCGCCGGTGTTCGAGTCGTGAAGAACAGGCTCAATCCCGGGGGCGCACCATTGGGTCCACGCAAGGAATGGGGAGCGTGGCGCGCGCGTCGGGATAAGGCTATCGCTAAGCCAAGGAAGAATCGCGCGGCCATCAAGCTCTCAAAACCGCACGATCCCATTGAGCAAAAGGATTCGAAGTGACGCTCAAGCTTTCCGCCGGCGTGCTCGCGCAGCACGTCATTGCGCTCGGCAAAACCGGCGCCGGCAAGAGCTCGGCGCTGCGCGTGCTGGTTGAGGGTCTGCTCGAGGCGGATAAGCCGGTCTGCATCATCGATCCGAAGGGTGACTGGTGGGGAATCAAATCCTCAGCCGACGGCAAGAAGGCGGGATTCCCGGTGGTGGTGTTCGGTGGCGAGCACGCCGATGTGCCGATCAACGAGCATTCCGGCGCCGCGGTCGCCGAGCTCATCGCCACCGGCAATCGATCAGCGCTCATAGATTTAGGCGGCTGGATGGTGGGCGAACGCACGCGTTTCTTCATTGCCTTTGCGTCCACGCTATTCAAGCTCACCCGCGGCGCGCGCCATCTAGTTATCGATGAGGTCCACAACTTTGCGCCGCAGGGGAAGATATTAGATCCGGACGCAGGCAAGATGCTGCACTGGGCGAACCGCCTGGCGAGCGAGGGCCGCGGCAAGGGCATCACCATCATCGCTGCGAGCCAGCGGCCGCAGAAGGTGCACAAGGATTTCGTGACGAGCTGCGAGACGCTCATCGCGATGCGGGTCATTCACAAGCTGGACCGCGACTCGATCAAGGATTGGATTGACGGGTGCGCGGATCCAGCGAAGGGGCGCGAAGTACTCGCCACGCTTGCGCAGATGAAACGCGGCGAGGCCTGGATCTGGTCGCCCGAGATTGAATACGGGCCCGAGCGCATCGCCTTTCCGATGTTCAAGACCTACGATTCATTCAAGCCGCAATCTGCCGATGTCACCAAGCTCGCCGGCTGGGCCGAGGTCGACCTTGATGCGGTGAAAACGAAGCTCGCCGCCGTGCTCGAGGAGGTGAAGGGCAACGATCCGCGCGAGCTCAAGAAGCAGATCGCGGACCTGCAGCGACAGCTGAAAGCCGCGCCGGCGGCGACCGACATCGATCCGCAGCAATGGAAGGCGGATATCGTCCAGTCCCACAAGGAAGGATTCACAGAAGGGCAGCGGAGCATCATCGACCAGCTCGAGGTCTATTACGGGTCGCTCGAGCACTGGCATGGCGCCATGCCGCGGCCGCCGGTGTTCAAGACAGATGCGCCGGTTAAATACACCGTGCATCCTCCTGGCCCGAAGGCACCTGCGACGGAACGCGCGATCCGTGAGGTGGTGCGCACAGCTGCGTCGCAAGTCAAAGTAAATGGCAATGCCACGCTATCGAAAGCCGAGCGCCTGGTGCTCACCGCGCTTGCGCAATACCCGAACGGCCGCTCGAAAACCCAGGTTGCGATCCTGGCCGGCTACGCGCACACCGGCGGCGGGTTCAACAATGCATTGGGTTCGTTACGATCGCAGGGCTTCATCGATGGGGATGCCAGCAGGCTGGCGATCACCGCCGCGGGATTGAAAGGGCTGGGCTCATTTGACGAGCTGCCGCGCGGGCCGGATCTGCTGCAGCACTGGATGCGCCAGCTTTCCAAGGCTGAACGCAAGGCGCTCGAATGCCTGGCGGAAGCCTATCCGCACACGCTTACCAAACAGGCGCTTGCGAATCGAGCTGGCTACGAAGCGGACGGCGGCGGGTTTAATAACGCACTCGGCAAGCTGCGCTCGCTAGAACTGATCAGTGGCCGCGGCGAGATCCGGGCGAGCGAGGATCTGTTTTGAGCAAACATCGCCCCAGCTTTAACAGCGATGATCGCTTGCGGATTCGCGCAGCGAAGACGGCGCTAGCGATTGAGATCGAGGAGTGGTTGCGGGAGGGCCAGGCGCCAGAGAAGGTCGTGAATGCGGTCGAGGAGCTCATGCTCGCGCTCAAAATCCTGAAGCAGCCAGCATGAAATTCCGGGCCATGCTCGGCGATCAGTTCATCGACGTGGACGCTGACAGCGAGAAGGCGGCGCAGGAGATGGCATTCGCCAAGTTCGTGCGATCTCTGCGGCCGGAGCACTTCACGGTGTGGGAGACGGGTGATGCGGATGAGTGGCGGGAGGAACCGGCGTGATTGTCGACGCGGAGCAGCTGCGCACCCTGTCAGGCTATAGCCAGAAGGCTTCCGTTGCCCGCTGGTGCCGCGCAAATGGCATCCGTTTCTTCAAAAATGCCGATGGCTGGCCTGTTACCACCCCTCAAGCCCTAGACCGGGCCCTCACCCCTGGCATACAGTCCGGTCCAGATTGGAGCGCCTGTGACAACAAGAAAGCTGCGACCACCCAAGGTCCATCCGAAGGACGGCAGGTACTACTACGTCGACCGCGGCAAATGGATCGGCCTAAGCCGCATCGACGAAGGGATTCGGGAGCTGCACCGCCGTCTCGCGATCCTCACGGACCAGCCGCCTAACACGCTTGCCGGGATCTTCGCTTCCTACGCCGACTCGGCGATGCTCGAACTCAAACCGCCGACGCAAAAGCAGTACACCTATTTCCTGTTCGGCATTCTCACCAAGGTGTTCGGCCACATGACGCCGGCGGAGATCGACGACTCGACGGTGGCCATGTACCTCGAGGCGAGAAAGAAGGCAGGAGCTGCGGTGAGCGGCAATCGCGAACGCGCCTGTTTATCGTCCGTGTTCGAGTACGCGATGCGCCAGGGCTGGGCCAGGCGCAATCCCTGCCGCGGTGTGAGGCGCAACAAAGAGCGGCCCGACAAGACCCTCGTGCCATCGGCTGTGCTCGCGCCGGCGATCGACAAGGCGCCTGGCCACTTCGCTCAGGTCATGCAGTTCGGCTACATCACCGGCGTGCGCGGCTGCGACATCATCCTGATGCCAGTGTCGGCCGTGACGCCGGCAGGCATCGCCTTCACCGAGTCGAAGACCGGCAAGCCCGTGACGATCGAGTGGACCGACACGCTGCGCGAGCTCGTGCGCGAGATCTTGGAGGCGCGCCACGAACGGATGAGTCGGCAAAACCAGAACCCGAACCGGCCGCGGGTGCTGCCCAGCCATGATCGCCTGTTCACCAATCGCTTCGGCAAGCCGCTCACCGAGCGCGGCATCATCTCGAATATGCATCGCCTGGATGCAGGTTTCTCGTTTCGCAAGATCCGCCCCAAAGCCCAGACCGATGGCGGCGATCGCAACGTAATCGGCCACCAGGGCCAGATGCGCGAGGTGTACACGCGTGCGCGCAAGCTGGTGCCGGTACGATGAAGTACGACGGTCCGAAGTTTCCGCCGGAGTACGCCAAGCCTAGGTTTGTCGTGGCTGACAACATGGTTGAGGCGGCGCGCGAATATTGGGGCGACGCTGCTGATGTGGTCCCAATCAGCGAAACTTACCTGCCTGAGCTTAGAGAAAAGCCTATTCCTTAGAGGGTGGTGGGAGAGAGTGTGACGTAAGTTATTGAAATTGGTGGGCCGTGTAGGGATCGAACCTACGACCAATTGATTAAGAGCCCCGGTCCCAGTCAATTGGTCGCAGCCAAATCAGCAACTTATGGCGCACCGCCTCTAAGAGCCTTAGAGATCGACTTCCAAGAATCAATGGTTTGGCATTGTCGCTTAGAGGCTGGGCGGCATTCAGCAGCTTCAGTTCCGCCCGTGCGTAGTCCAGTAGCGTGCTGTGATCGACATCCATGCGCCGGACCATGCCAAACGCCGTGTCGCGTTGTCTGTTCGCTGCCGAACTATTCCTTGAACTTTCCGCTCAAGCGATCCCAAGCTCGGTGTATTCCGGTACGAGTCATGGCCGAGGTGTCGACTTCTTCAACGATGATGCTGGGTTCTTTTGGCGCCGCCGGCTTTGCGACCGGGACTTGATAAGGCGGGATCTGCGGCGGTGGCGGACGACGTTTCGACCACGGCCATCTCATTTTGGCCATTCGGCAATCAGCAGGCGCTCATCGGCGGCGATGCGTTCGAGCTTCTTCTTCAGGGCTTCGATTTCGGGTCGCCGGTCAACGCCGTCTCCAACGCTTGGGCCAGATCCCCCTGCTGCGGCACCGGCTCCGAGAGAGCTGGCTGTGGTTTTGGTGCTGGGCACGGCTGGGCGACAAACTCCTTTTGCGGCGGCGCCGCTTTGCACGAACAAAGGATCAGTGCGAGCAGCACCGGTGTCGATAGTCTCAATAGATTTCGCATGTGCTATTTCCGCCGTGTTGTCGTTGATCTGCTCGGCCGCCTCGTGTGCGGCTTGGGTTTGCAATGCCTTGACGTTGGTCTGCGCGATCGCCTCGCCCTGGGCCTCCTGAGCGGTTTTGGCGGTGTCGGCCTTAGCCGTTCCTTTCAATCCGCCAAGATAGAAACCACCGCCGAATCCGATGATGAGTGCCGCGAGTGCCGCGTACAGGTAGTTCATTGCGTGTCGTCCTTTGGTGTTGCGCCGGGCTTGGGCCGCTCTTCAGGCGGCGGCGGCAGAATGCTGAAGCGGCGCCACGCATCTTTAAGCCAGCCCATCAGATTGCCGAGATGGGTCATTTTCAAAAACAGCGAGCCGTGCTCGGCGGAGTTTTGATCCCGCATCCCTTTGACCGAATCGCCGAGCTGATCCAGCTTTTCGACCAACACCTTCATGTCTTCCTTGCTTGCCGGTTCGTTCATTTCGCGTGAAACCCTTTCCATGCCAGTTTGGCGACCCAAATCACCCCGCTGACTAACCCCAACCCCGCGGCGCCGGCGGCCGCATGCAATGCCCGCTTTCCCCAGCTAACGGCCACCTTCCCCGCCCTCTTGTCGAGCGCCCGGAACATTCCGGACTCGGTAAGCCAGTTCTTTTTCTCAAGCTCTAGCGCGTGAATGCGCTCTTTCGCCTTGTGCAGCTCCTCCTCGAGCTCGCGCATTCCTGCCTTGCGAAGCGCATCGACCAGGTCATCGCGGCCGGCATCGCGCAATGCCGTTTCAACCGTCTGCGTGATGGTTGGATCAAAGGGCGGTCGATACGGGCGCTTGTAGTTTCCGCGCGGCATTCACGGCGGCAACGTCTTGTGCGTGCCGGTGGATTCCGCAATAGAGGCCGTGGCCGCGTGAACGTCATCCAGCTTGTCCGAGTTGGCGTCAAGCTTCTGCGTGTTCGACTTGGATAGAGTCAATTGCTTCCACTGCAGCGCGAAGTTCCCGGCCGCCACCACGAGAGTCGCGAGCGAGCCAATCACGGCCGCAATCCCTTCGCCTGACATCATGCCGGTATCAACTCCGCTTCCGCTTCACGCCTGCGGTACAGGCCCGGCACGGCCGTGCCGTTGCTGTGATCCCACTTCAAGAGCTCCGTCTTCACCTGTGGCCAGGCGTTCGCATTCACCAGCTTGCACAGCGTGCTGGTTCGGTAGTTGCCGATGCCGATGTTGAACACGAAGTCCGTGATCGCCTCGAGGGCGCCGCCGGTGAGCCCCGGACTATAAATGCTGATCAGGGCATCTGCCGCGATGATGTCGTGATCTCGCGCCTCATCAGCCTGGGCCTGCGTCCATACGAGGCCCTCGTAGACATCTTTGCCCGTGTGGCCCCAGCCGATCGTCCAGCATTTTCCATACGGGTCCCAATAGGCGACGAGTTTGCACGACTCGAAACTGTCGATCAGATCGGCGGCGGTCACGTATGGATGAATCGCGTCGCCCAGCCGAGAATGAACGCCGCCGCGGCTGCAATGATCAGATAGTGCGTCTTCACCCATCCGGTGGCTGACTTCTCATCCGCGCCCAGTTTGGCAATCGCCGACTTGGTATCTGCGAGTGCCGTCTTTGCGTCGGTCTCAACAACCTTTACTTCATCGGTCATCTAATTACTCCTGATGGCAGAGAATGAATGGCTTCGACAATGCAGAGCAGAATCACCGCGATCCAAAGGATCGGCTGCGGCTTGACCGCGGACCAAATGGCAATCGCCGCCGCGGCGATGATGAAAACGAAAAGCAGAGTCAGCATGAAATTTCCCCTTATGTTCCGAGTAACCCGAAGGCTTTGAGTACGGCGATGATTTCCGCTATTGCTGTGGAGCACTGCGCCAGCGTTGCCGGGCCACCGCCCGGGAAATTGCTGACCGCCGCGCCGCCAGTGGGAGTTCCCCATCCAGCGACTTGCGCCGGCGGCGCATTACCGTTGACGCCGACCGCAGCCGAGAAGGTCGCCTTCTGCGTCGAGGCGTTGAAATTAAGTGCGCGCGTGCTGGCGGTGTAGAAATTAAGGTCAGCAGCGCCGGTGGTTCCGATGCCGAGAGGGTTGGCTCCGACAGTCAGAAGTTCTGTCTGACCACCAGCGAAGCCAATGCCGATGCCGAATTGGCCGTGGGCCCCCGCCCATACAGGCCCGCTTGCCGCACTGAACGTCACGGCCTGGTTGAAGGTATGCACGCCGGTCCACGTGACGGTGATCGAAACGTCGATCGGCGGCGCGGCATCCGAGCGCATGTAGGTTTGCGCGGTGCCGTTCACCGCGGCGGTGCCAACACTGGCGGTAGGATTCGCGCCAGCCCCACCCTGCGCTAAGGCATAGAGCGCCGGAATATCCTGCGAGAGCGCGACCACTAGCTGGGCGACGCTTTCCCCTGTGTAGTACTGATTGCCAGCCACTAGATGTGGTAATCGATGGCGATGAAGATCACGTTATTGTTGCCGCTCGTGTTCCATGTGGTAGAGGGCGCCTTGATGTAGAGCTTGCCGGTGCTCGTCCAGCCGCCCTCGACCGGTTTGCGGACGCCGGAGCCATCTTCAACGTAGAAGGAATAGAAGGCATTCGTCGCAGCGACTGTGCTGTACAGCGCCGCATTGGGAACAACTGGCGGCGTGATCGTCACGTTAGTGGCGGCGACAGAGGCATCGAACTGAAAAACCGCGTGCCAGCTGACCATGTTGGAAAGCTGCCGATATTGAGACTGAGAGCCGCCCAGAATCGAGGCGACGTTCGTCATCAAACCGGTCGTGAGCGGGTACGGCTGCCAGTTGAGATTGAAATCGGCAATCTCTTTGAGCATTCCCCAGTAGCCAGACGGGAATCCAGAAACGCCTTCGCCGTACTGCATGCCCGGGATCAGCGTCGGCATCTGCGAGGGGTCCATGCCGAGCGAGATGCGCGGCGGAACATCCCAGCCCCCGACCACCGAGGCATTGCCACCTGGGTTGCTCAGCATCGAATAGGTGAAAGTGCTCGCACCCGTGACGGTGATGGCGAAGTTCCCTGAATAGGCGGCTGGAGTTTGCCCAATCATGCGAACCCGTTGCCCGCTTTGTAATCCGTGCGGCGTTGCCGTAGTGACTGTCGCGACCAGGACCGCATTGGTGATGGTCGAGATGACAATCCCGCTTGCGATCTTGGTGGAGCTGATGCTGCCGCCAAAGAAGCACGTGCTCGAGCAGGTGTTATCGACATCGCGCGTATTAGCTTCGCAGACGCTCGAAAAGAAATGATTGTCCGAGTTGTTCGCGCTGATCGCGGAGAGATTCTTGACCTGAAACGCGGTTGGCGTCGTATTCGGGGTCACGCCATTCGCAATGCCCTCCATGTCGGTCGCGAAGAAGTGATTGGTCGAACCGCAGTCGATTTGGATGCCGGTGTTGATGAGATTGAGCGCCGTGCCGCCACAGCGCACACCCATGAAGGTGTTCCGATTCGGGCCGCCGGCGCCGGCATTGATGGCATCCTGCATCCAGATCCCGCGGATGCAATCGATCGCCCACACTGCCTCGAAGACATTGTAGAAGACGCCCGAATCGACACCGGACACAGATGGGCCGGCGCGTAAGCGCACACCGTTTTGGAGGCCATTCAAGCAATAGACCGATCCGAACCGGTTGAAGTTGATCTGGCTGGTGACACCCGTAAGCGCTTCATTCGCGGGGGCGAGCACCAGGCCCTCGACGCCGGTGTGGCCGTTGGCGTTACAAGCAAAGGACCCGATGTCGCAGAAACTCGCCGCGACCTTCACCAGAATGATGTTATTGGCATTCGCCTTGAAGGTTGTCGGGCCCATGCCGGAAGTGCGCAGCTTCACCCCATTGGTCGAGATGATGAAGCCGGTCGACATCAGGTATGTGCCGGGACCCGTAATCTCCGCCCCGCCGCTCTGGGAGGCCTGGGCAACTGCCGCAATCCAGGCGGCATCGGAAACCGTCGCGCCGGTCGGATCCCCGCCGTAGCGGCGCGCATCGCCATATTGATAGAAATAGTTGGTCGGCGTGACCATGGCGGCGAGCTCCGCGGCCGACTGCGGCTGGAAAATGAGACCTATGTTCGCTTGCGTGACGGGCAGATTCGCCACTGGCACGCCATTTAAGGTGGCCCAGCGGCGGGATGCCGTTCCCAGGTTGAAATTATTGTCAACTGACGGGGTTAAATCAGCCGAGGGCTTGCCCTGGCCGTCGCGCGTGACGCAGTTCGTCAACCCCCCGGCGAAGCCGTTGTCCTCCGCATCCATCTCGGAGGCGGTTATATCGACGCCGTTGGCCGCATCCTGGGTCCAATTGTGGACTCGGACGAAGTTCCCATTTCCGTCAAATGCCATCTAAATCTCCGGTCAAAAGCGTAAAATCGGTGTTGCGGTAGTGAGCCGCGAATGAGAAAACCTCATGAAACTTTGTCTAGGGATTGGCCTTCTTTTTCTCGCCGGCTGCGTCACCACTAAGCCGGTCGCGCTCCCCAGCGGTCAACAGGGCCTCGCGATCAATTGCCCGGGGACCGCGCGCGATATCAGCGATTGCATGAACGAAGCCGCCCGCGTTTGCGGCGGCCCGTACAAAATTCTCAATCAAGGCAGCGAGAGCACCGGCGGTGCGTTTATTCCAGTCGGCAATGGCGGCGTATTCGCCGCAGGCCGCAAGCGCACCCTGATCGTCAGCTGCGGTGCCTCGTGAATTCTGTCGGCCTGTTCTTCCTTGGCGTGGCCGCATTCTTCTTCGTTGGCCATTTGATCGCGCAACTCTTCAAGCGAAAGGCGTCATAGGTGCACGCCTTTTGGCTGGTGACAGCGAAGCCGCTGATCCTCTTCGTCTTCGGATTGCTCGTCATCGGCATTGCCAAGACATTGAACCGCCTGATTCCGGAAGGGCCGGCGAAGCGCTTCCTCTTTAAACCGCGCGGCGTTAATGCTGCGCGGACTGTGCCGCCGGAGGAGCAAGCATCAGTGCCGCACTCAACGCCTGAGGCAGCGCGGCTTGCGTATAAGGCATCCCGGCACCGGTAGCGCCGCGCAACGCGAGCTGCCCACCGACATTGCGCGCATAGTCAGGCGTCGAGGCGCGAAGCGCCGATACCAGTTTTTGCGCCGTCTGTTGCGGCCCGGTTTGCCCCGCGGCGAGCGCACGTCCCGCCGGGGTGAGCACCAGGCCGCCCATCCCGGTTCCTGCGACTCCTGTCACCGCCGGATGAAGTGCGAGTCCCGCGGCGCCTAAACTCAATGCCGCGACGCTCTTGCCATTCGGCGGCACCACTTCCTGGAAAACATTGGTGCCCTGTTGCGCGAGCTCGCGTAGCGGGCCACCGCCGCCGCGCGCATAGCTTGGATCTTGCGTCGCTTCGTAAATCGATTGGCTCAACTTCTGCGGCGTGAGGCCGGCGAGATTGTCCTTCGATTTTGCGACCGCGTTCTCGATGATCTTGTAATTGCCGTAGTTCGAGTCCGCCCGCGCAAGCGCCGCCAACGGCTCCGGCGGCAGCTGCGAGTTGAGCGCAGCGGTGACTCCCTGTTCGGCCCGGCCGGCGATGTTGGCCACGTGCCCGGAATCGGTATCCGTTTTGAGATTCGCCATGCGGCCGCGCTGACGAATATCGGAGCGCAATTGCAAGAGGTCCTCGCTCTGTGGGTTCTGCGGCAATTGCGTCAAGCGATCCTGCAGCCACGAGTTCTCGGATTTCTGCAGACTCGATGGCACGCCTGGCGCCTTGGCGGCGGCCGCAAAAGTGGCATTGAGCGGCACATCGGGGCCGTTGGTGCGCATGATTTTGGGCGCTACCGGAAAGCCCTTCGCCTGATCATAGAGCGGCTTGTAGCTATCGTAGGCCTGCTGCAGCAGATCCTGGATATTGCCGGAGGGCTTCAGTGGCGCTGAGCCGGGAGCTGCGCCCTGGCCGATGGCGACTGCCTGAAATTGATGCTCGGCATTGTCGCGCGCGGATTTGACCAGCGGACCTGCAACCGGCGCGTGCTCGAGCGCGTTCTCGAATTGATTCCAGGTTCCTCCCGGATTCATTTGGCCAGGCGTGAGGGAGACGCCTTTATCGAGAAGAGATTGCGCATCCGGCGTGCGCTTCAAGCCATTCACGAGCTTACTGACCAGGGCCTGGTTCACTCCCAGCGCGCCGCCGGTAAGTGTGCCGATACCTGTGCTCATTCCGCGATCGCCGGGATCGGCAGTCGCAAGTCCCTGCACACCACCTTGCACGGCCGAGTTCACAACCGGATTCGCGGCAAGCGAGGCGCCGAGTTTGCCGGCCATGCTCAGGCCTTGCGATGCACCCATGCCAAGGGGCGCCGTCACGGCGCTCTCGCCTATAAGATTCCCGACCTTGCCAGCGCCAGTCGCCATGAGCGGCGCATCGATCTTCTTCTCATCGGTCATGACCGAGTCAGGAACCAGGCCAACCAGATTGCCGAGGGAGCGCCCGGTGTGCACGATGCCGCGCCCAGCGCCGGCCGCGAGCTTATCCGGGATGCTCATTCCTGAAGTCGGGCCATACTGATCCATCCAGGCATTGTTGGCCGGATCGAAGCCGCCGGTGCCGGTATGGGTGGCGGCCGCGGCGTTCTGCGCCTGCTGCGCTGCCTGCATCTGCGCGATCAGATCTGCATCTGAAAGGGCGCTGGGATCGCTCACTTGATGAGTCCTCGCTTACGCGCTTCTGCCTGCAGCTCCTGCAAACTTGCCGTCGGCGTGTTCGCCCCTGGCGCCCTGGAATTCGATTGCCCGGCATTGATGGCCTGGTTTTGGCTATCAAGCCAATGCGCCGTGTGCTGCGTCTCCCAGTCATCGGGGGACACGCCGCTGGTTTTCTTCCACTGCGCGAAGTCTTTTTGCTTGGCGATGTCCTGGCTCGCCTTGTTGTTCATGTAGTCGGCAACGCGCGCGAACGCGGCCGGATCCGCCATGTTCATGTTCGGATTGTTGCGCATGAAGGTGTCGAGATCGAAGTTCGTGCCGCGGCTCGTCATGCTGTGGATGGAGTTCACGGCGAGCGTGGCGGTTTGCTTCTGCGCAGCCTGTAGCGCTCCCGTGTCGACGCCGAGCCACTGCTGCACGTGATCCGGATCCGCGCCGGCGGCGATCATGAAAGCGCCGAGTTTGGCCTTCGATTCATTCGCGGCGCTCGGCGTTGCCTGGGCCGAGAGGTTCTTAAGCTCCGAAATACTGCGGCGGACCTCGGTCGCGCCCGTCGCATTCTTGGCGAGCTCGCTGGCATAGGTCTGCCCCGCTTCCGCTCCGCTCTTCTGGCTCTGCACGGATCCCGGGCTTGCGGTCTGTCCCGGCGCTGTGGCATTGGGCGCGCCTTGCCCGGGAGGCGCTGGATAGCCGTAGATATCCTTACCGTTCTCATCGGTGCCGAGCTTGATTGGCGTCGCGGTTTGCGTACCGGTTGTTTTTGCTCCTGCCATGGTCTGCACAGCGGGCGCGGCACCCGGGATTACTGCCTGCCGCGGCCTGCCGTCCGGTCCCCACGTAGTGTCGACGCCGTTGTCCGGACCGGTGAAGAGCGGCTTGCCGCCGGCGTTGATGTCGACCAGCGTCGAGCCAGGGCGCACGTCCTGCACATTGGTTGCACCCTTCCTGATGATTGCCTGTTGGATCGCTTGACCTTCCGGGCTATTCGGGTCAATCCCGGATGCGCGAAGGTTCGCGACTATCTCCGGCGTTTTCCAATTTGGAGCAAGGAAAGTCTCCGCGTATTTCTCCGGACCCATCATATTGAGCAAGCCTTGCGCCTGGCCGCGCGGCATGCCTGCGGGGATCAAAGGATTCTGCCCGGTCGGCTGCGTCGGGCCTTGCGGCACGAGTCCTGAGCTGGGCGCTGCAGCGGGCGGCGCGAGCACTGTGCCTGCGCCAACGGCGTTCTGATCTGGCGGCGGCGGCGCTGGAGTTGCGGGCTGCTGTTGGCCACCGCCATAAAGGCCCTGCATATAGTTCGACGTCGCGGCATTCGATGCGTCTAAGCCCTTCTTGGCCATGAGCGCATCGGCCAGCACCGATAAGTTTTGCACCATGCCGCGCTTCGGTACGACCTTCATGGAGTTCCAATCGCTCGGCGTCTGATTCGCGCTCTGCAGCGATCCCATCAGCATCTGCGCTATTTGCTGTTTGCGCTGCGCGTCGAGGTAATTCGGATACTGCGACGGATCGAAGTACGGTTGCGGAAGATCGGCCATATCAAGAATACCCGGGAGTCGGCATCAGTGAGGGATCGGGCTGGGCCATGGGCGGTACATTTAGGTTGAGCGGCATCGGCTGCTGCATGCCCTGCTGCATCGCTTGAATCTGCGGATTTTGCGCCAGAGCTGGATTGTTCATGGCTTGAGTCTGCGGAATCATATTTGTCGCCTGCCGCTGGGCCATGGTCGGAGGCGGATTTTGCAGCGCCCTCATCAGCATGACCTTTTGCGCGAGCTGCGCGGCGCCCTGCATCGGATTCGTGCGAGCTTCCATTCCGCCGATGCTCTGTGTTTGGGGGTTCTGCTGCAGTTTCTGCATCAGCATCGACTGCATCATATTGGGTGGCATGGACATTGAGATTTTCCTTACGCTAAGAGCATAGCGAGCATCGCGGCAAGTCCGACACCGGCCTGCGTGTTCGCATTGTTGGTCGCGGTGTTGGCGTTGTAGCCAGCGAGCGCGCCTTGGTACTGCTGTCCGAAGGCACCGGATATATCCGGCGTCGCAGCTGATACGTTGCCACCGGTGTTGCCCTGCAGAGCCTCGAATTCCGAGATCGGTGCATTCCGTTCCGCCAGCTGGTTCTGCAGGCTGGTGCTTCCAAGGCCATAGAGCATCGGTAGTTCGCCCATACCGGTTGTCACCGCAGTATTTGCGGCGTTCACGTTCTCCGCGCCTTGCGTCAAGCCCAGCATCTTCTGGCCGTACTCGTAAGCGGCGGAACCGGGCATCGCACCTTCATTTTCCAGCTGTGCGGTCGTTTGCTCCTGCTGCTGTTGCTCCTGCGGCTGCAGAAGCTGCATCTCATTGGCGAAAGTCGCGTTCTCGGCCTGCCCAACGTTCCCCTCGAGCGATGGGCCGCCAGGCATGCCGGGAATCTGCGAGGTATCGATTGGGCTTTCGAGAAGATTGTTAGCCCAGGGATCAAGCGAAGTCGATTGCGTGTAAAGCGGCGCGCCGCTGCCGTTCGGAACACCTCCGCCGGCGGATGGCATGCCACCGCCGAAACCGTACATGCCTCCGCCCAAGCCAGCGGGAATGGGATAGGGGCCGTAACTACCGCTTCCTCCGCTGCTGCTTCCAGCGGGCGCGCCGCCAGAGTAACCGGTGACATTCCAACCGCTCGAACCTAACGGGTTTTCAACGCCGGTACGATTGAGCGCTGCGTTGTAATTGGCCGTGCCTGTCGCAAGGCCGTATTGCGCGTCGGCTTGCTGATAGGGATCAACGGGCTGCGGCGCGGAGCCGGAGTCTTTGCACTCGGCGACTTTGCCGCAATATTCGTAGCTCTCTTCCTCGAGGACGTTGCCATCCCAATCGAGGACCGCGCGCGTGATGATCTTCAAGGCTTGGGCCCCCAGTTAAGAAATCGGCAATCGCGTTTCAGCAGTCCCATGACAATGATGTCCTCGCCATTGATCGCGGATTCAGGCAAAACGCCGCGAAGCTTAAATCCCATATGCATGCACAGTTTCAGCGAGCTACGATTGCTCTTCTCGATCGCGCAGGTGATGTGGCGCACACCAAACTGCACGAACGGACACCAGAACATCGCGAAAGCAAAGCGCCGCGTAATCGGCGCATCGAGCACAATCGATGCGAATACATTCGCGCCGGAGTAGTTCGTATAGACGACTCCGCCTTTAAGCTCGCCATCGACTTCGTAGCCGATTGCCTTAGGCTCGGTGCCCCAGCCGGAAAAATGCACGATGCGCTCCTGGCACCATTTGGCGACGCGCGGCGCATCGTCAAAGATCAGCCTAGAGGGGGCCGCCTTCTTCGTACATGTAGTCGATCGACTGCCATTGAATGGCAATATTGTTGACCGAGAAGGAGACTCTGCCGCTCGCTGCGTATCCAATGCCGGTCACTCCTAGCCAGTTTTTCTGCGTGAAGGTTGGGACCTGCCCGCCCCATGGCGTGGTGTTCCATGGACTCGTGTTCCACGGCGCCGATAAACCTAAGTTGAACGACGGTGCGGAATTGAAGACATCGTTGAAATCGACGTTCAAAGTGATCGGCACGATGTTGATCTGGGCGCTGGTGCGAAAGATCGGCCGCGCCATCAGGAAGCGCTTTTCGGCCATCGAATCGAAGTACGAGAATGCCGGCTTCCCATCGACTACGATGGCCGCGCCCGAATCGCTGAATCCCACATCGGCCAGGAAGAGCGAGCCTGCGCCGCCGAAATAGAGCGAGTCCTGCTGCACTTCCCAGCAGTTCGCATTCCAATTCCGAAACCGGCACCAGGCGTTCGAGGTCGAGACCGTGTTCATCACCCACTGGTGTGCGACCTGATCGGTGACCTCCGGCACATTCAAGATCAGCTTATTGCCGAGAGGGTGCTCGATGCACTGCCACCCAAAATTGTTGCCGTATTGCGCAGCATCGGCGTTGATGGCGTTGATGATTTTATTCGTCAGCAACGCATCCGGCTGCGTGCGATCCGTCAGCAGCAATTTGCTGAGCGGATTCAAGCCATCGGTGCAAATGACGAGCACATCGGAACCGAACTTGACCGTGCAGCGCCGCCCGATCGGGCGGCCGATCCTGAAGGTGCCAACGAGCGACCAGGTTGCCACCGTCGAGGGGTCATAGCCCTGATAAATCGCGACCTCGCCTTCCGTGGTGATGAAAGCAGCGTAATCGTTGATCCCGGATGCATTGTCGATGGTCCATGTGGCCATCTGCATCAAGGATCCGCCCATCTTGAAAATCTGCCCGAGCGGCAAAAGGGTCAGGACTCCCTGAAAGCCACTGATCGTCGAATACCACACGTTCATCGTGTTGTTTTCGATGTACCAGCAGCGCTGCTTGAACACGGTGACCGTGATCAAGTTGACGGGGCTTAAAGCGGCGCCGGTGAGTGTGTTGGTCCCTGATATCGTCGTAATCGACCAGCCGCCGACCTGCTTCACGGTGGTCGTAAAACCGGATCCGGTGCCGCCTATGCTTGCCGCATTCGCCGAAAGCACATCGCCGACCACGTAGTTCGTGCCTGGCGTCGTAATAGTGACCGAGGTCACCGCGGCGCCTGCGACTACAATGGTGGCCTGCGCGCCGGCACCCGTGCCACCGGTCAAGGGAACGTTGTTGTACGTTCCATTGGTGTAGAGCGTGCCACCGACGAGTGAGCCGGTGATTTCGACACCGCCCTGCACCGCGCCGTCGTAACGGAGCGGCGAATCAGCGCCATCGACACACAGCAGCACATTGCCGCCGCCGGCGTTGAACATCGCAGTCTGCCAGCGGCTGCTGTTGAGCGCCGAGACCACCGCGGCGCCGACCGCGCCTTGCACCGTCGTGTCGAAGATCTTGCCGCCGGCGAAGGAAAAGAGCTTTCGCGCCGAGGTGCCGTTGTAGGCCGCGCACGTTTCCACCGGAGCGGCCATTCCGCTCGCCCAGGTCTGTGAGCCGTTGCGCACCACGACATAGGATGGCGTCGGGAACCAGTTGTCGAGAATGAGCGCATCAGTCGGCGGCATCTCGGCAATGGCATCGCGGGCATTCACGCCACCCGTGGGCGCCATGATCGACTTGACGATCGCTGTCTGCTGGCGCGACTGAACTGTCGCGCGCTTGGTAACTCCTAAGCCCATTTAGTGGCCCCAGTTGCCGGCTGGGACGAGCACTCCAGGATAGATATCGGCCTGAGCTCCGGAGAGATTCAGCCGCGGCTTGGATGCATTGCGTGCCATCAGATCCGCGATCGCCGCTTCGGCTTTGTCGAAGTCCTCGGAATACTCCAAGCGCTTCGATTGCTTGTAACGCCAGAGGGTATCGAGTGCGATGACACGCTCATCGAGGAGCGATACATCCGTGTCGATCTGGTAGGACGTTTGCGCGCCAACAGTGGGCGCCCCCGTCACTGCAACCCAGTATTTGCTCACCCATTCAAAGAAGATCGCATCGCCAGCCGGCGGCGGCGGGATGAAAAGCACCTGGTTGCCTCGAATGCGGTACTGCCACCAGGGCCCCTGCATGAGTTGCGCTTTCAGCTGCTGCCACTCAGCCGCATATTTAGGGCCATACACCGGCCTGCGCACGGTGCGATCCCACATCGTCTCGTTCAACACCCAGCCGAAATCAGGTCCGGTGAGGCCCTGGATCGTGCCCTGACTCTCCTGGCCGACGATGCCGATCGTCTGCACTGTGATCGTGAAGCCTGCGCCGGTTCCACCCAGATTGGCGGCCGAGGCCGAGAGTACATTGCCGGCCGCGTAGCCTGAGCCTTGATTGAACTGCGCGACGTTGCATTGGGTGACGACGCCGTTGGTCACCGAGATCGTCGCGAGCGCGCCGCTCCCAGATCCGCCGGTGAGCGGCACCAGATTGTACGTGCTCGATTGCCCGCTCGCGTAGCCTGCGCCGCCGACCAGGGCATTCAATGCCAGGATGCCGCCGGGCAGGCCCGGCGTTGAGAAGGTTGCCTCTTTGGTCAACTCCTGGAAGCCGTAGCGTGCGGCGAGCTCCTGCCCCGCCTCGCTCGCGAAGGTGACAATATGCAAAATGTTCGCATCGATCGATGCCGCGGCGACAGTCGGCTTACCTAAGCCGACCTTGGTTGACACCGTTTGGACGACATCGAGAAGCGGCATTTAGGCTGCGATGTCCTTGCGCTTGCCGCGCTTGCCATCTTCCGCCTGCTCTTTCTCCTCGAGGCGCTGCTCGAGTCGGTTCATGCGCGCGGTTTGCCGGTCGATCGTCTCCTTCAAAGTGGCTATTTCGACGTTGGCATCGGCGAGCGCCTTCGCATTCGCGCCCTTATCCTTCGCCTCCGTAATCCAGCTGCGCGCAAGATCGCGCAGATACCGGCCATCCATGCCAATGACCGATAGATTCGAGTCCGGGAACGCGGCCAGATCCTCGACCGTGGTGACACCGCCGGCGATGAGCCTTCGGGCCTGATCGCGCGTGGTCATCTGCCAGGTCTTGATCGGCGTGCCTTCCCGCGGCAGCTCGTTGCCCTTCTGCCATTCCTCGAACTGCAGCTTGAAATGCTGATACCACTCGGTTGGGTACTGGCCTGCGAGCGACTGGCGCTTGATCTGATCGAGCCACTCCTCGGCGATTTTCTCGAACACATCCTTCGAGCCGTGCGGCGTGATGCACGCCATGTTGACGACGCGCGGGACCGGACGGCCTTCCTTTTCGGTGGCCTCGGCATTCAAGCCCATTTCTCGATCTTCAAACCGAACGAAGGGCGGACGCTTATCGAATACGCTGATCATGGGAGGTTGTCTCCTGAAGAACCAAATAAAATGGGGCCGCTGCCGGCCCCGAGGATTGACTTAAGAGCTTTGAAGGGAGTTTGGCAGCGCTTAAGCCGATTGCGAGGCGATGTAAGTCAACGGATCGACGCAGTACCAATCGCAGTACGGTGTTGCCGCGGCGATGGAATAACCGGCATTGACGCCCAGTCCGTTGATCTTTCCGCCGAGCGGCGGATAGAGCAGCAGCGCATTTGCGCCGCCATTGAACACGGTGCCGCAATCGCCGCCATTGCATGGCCCAATGACCGCACCGGTGCCTGCGGCGACCGTGGTGAATTTGCAGATATCCGCCGGCAGGGGCAGCGCATTGGCCTGCGTGGTGCCGGTGGCCGTGAGATTGTTCGAGGCTCTGCCTTGAATCGCTGCGCATTGAACGGCGGAAAGCCCCGCCGTCAGCATGTTGTTGGCTTGTGACATTAACCCTCCTCTTCTCGCTTGGCCGCTTCCTCGCGCCGCACTTCAGCGAGATCGCTCGGATCGATGTACGCCTGCACGACAGCATCGGCGTAGTCATCTGGATGCGAATGGCCATTGGCGACGGCGACAGCGCGAGCTATCGCAGCGACCAATTTGTTTTCGCGCTTTTCCAATACCTTCAAGTCCTTCTTGTCCATAAATGCCCCTATTCTGTTTTGTGGTGGGCGGCCCCTCTCGCTATCAGAGAGAGGCCGCCATTCGTAGCTCAATGAAAGGTCGGATCAGGTGATGCGTCCCTGACAGAACGGGCGATTGCACTGGACGACGTTGTAGAAGTTCGTGCCATCGTTATAGGTGGCCGTGACCGCTACACCGCCAGATGCGGTGGCATTGAGCGCCGCGCCGGCAACACCCGGGCCCGTCGACATGGTGACTCGCCGACCATCCGGATCGATGGTCTGCACCACCGCGTTCGCCGGAATGCCGGTGCCCGACAGCGCGCAGCCGATGAACACACCATCGATGGTGTTATTCCCGGTGAACTGCACAATCGGAGAGCCGGAGATCAGGAGCGCGTTCTTGACGACGGTGGTCGTCGCTGGCAACACACCGACCAGATTCTCGATCTCTTTGCCGGCGGAAGTGGCGCCCAGCGTGCCAGCGCCCGTGATGCCGAGTGCGGCATCTGCGGCGACCGAAGCGGTGCAAAGCACCGGCACCAAGCCGGAGACAGCTACCCAACCGTATTGGCCAGCAGCCATCTGCTGAATCGCAATACCTAAGGGACGCGCTTGGTTCGCCGTGTTGGCAACCGCCGCGGCGACGAAGCCAAAGCGACCGTTTGCGAGCGCGGGCTTGACCGTGACCGGCGCCCAGGCCGCAACCGTGGTGGAGAAGAGGCAATACTGGAATTCGACACCGCCCCAGTAATTGTCATAGCCCGGCACGATGCAGCCGTTCGGCATGAAGGTGGGCGGGTTGGTGAGATTGGAGGTGCCTGTGACGCCGCCGCCGGTGTCATTCGCGCCTTGAAAATATTCCTGCAGCGGGCGCGCGCCCACATACGGAAACAATGGACCGTAACGCATGAGAATTTCCTCTTGAGTGAGTCATCCGAGAGGCCGGCGGCACTTCGCCGCCGGCTGATCAGGGGTAGACAGGGTTTACGACTTCAAAACGCCTTGCAGGAAGCGATTGCTGCAAACAAGATTGCCCATCCACAGCACCGGGATCACGACGGCATCCTGGTTGACGCTCTTCAGCTCATCCATGATCGTCATGTCGGCATCGCGATGAACCACGAGCTCGAGGTAATCCGTGTTGGCGAAATACCCGTGCACCGCGGGAATGCCGCCCGATGAATCGAAGAACACATCCGCGTTCTTGTACTTCATGGTGACAAAGCCGGCCGTGGCATCGTTTTCCGGATTGCCGCGCGAGTCATCCGTGTACCGCTTCAAGGAGGTTTGGCTCTGCTCGAAGAAGGTATACAGATCATCCGAGAACACGATGATGTCCGGCTGATCGGTGCCGCGGGTGAGCTTGATGTACAGGGTCAGCATCAAGGATTCGATCGTGGAGGGCCCCAAGGTGAGCGCAGATCCACCCTGCAGGGGCGCGGCCGCCGACTGCACGAAGTTCTGCCAGAAGGGGAAGTTCGCGGAATTGATCTGCCCGACCGTGCCGGTGCCCGTGTCCGCGATGAGAGCCTGCAGGCCGTTGATCTGATTCGCGGCCGTGCCGTCCGAATAGATGTCCCCGGCCATGCCGTTCTTGAACGAGTTCATCGCATTACGAACTTTGGACTTCGTAAAGTTGATGATGCGGCTCTCGCCCATATTGGTGCGAAGCTCGAGGCCCGATGCTGCGACGTTCACCGCGACCTGGCGCCACGGATACTCCGCCGCGGTCAGCACGTCGACGGCGTTGATGTTCAAAGCATCGTAGCCGCTGTAGCGCTGATAGGTGGAATTGTTCGCGTACTCGAGCGGCGTGACGATCGATAGACCGCCATCCTCGGTGCGCTTGCGCCCCTTTTTGTCAAGCCGGCGGAATAATGCATTGTGCTTCGAAACGGCGTCGGCTACTTCCGTCTCATGCTTGCGATAGGTCGTGGCGGCGAGTTCCGTCCACGCCTGGAAAATACTGGTTATGCCTTGCGGCATGGCTAGCTCCTTGGGTGATTTAAGAGATCATTCCGAGTGCGCGTGCCGTCTCCGCAATGGTGTCTTCCATCTTCCCGGGCTTACCGGGAGCTGGATTGGAACCACGCCTGGGGACATTCACGCTTCCCGCTCTCCTTGCATCACGCACACGAGCCTGGTTATCAGTCCGGCGTTGCGCATCGAGGTCGGCTTGCTGCTTCTGCGCGAGCAGCGTGCGAATTTCGGGGTGTGCCCAAATCGCGCGGTCATACGCGGCATCGAGTGCCTGCGTATGGCTCAAAGTCGGATCAGAGGCGCGAATCTGCGGAACCAACGCCGACATCTCGTTGATCACATCGCCTAAATACTGGCGCTTGGGGTTTCCTTGCGCATCGACTTCATTCATCCACCGGGTAACGGTGGATTCGGTTTGCTGCTGCTCGCGATGGGCTGCTTCCTGCCGTTCGCGGTTTTGCGCGGCCAGGATCTGATCAACGCGAGGATCTCGAAACTCGGTGGGCTGTGCCCCGGGTTGTGGCTGTGCGCCAGGCTGCGGTGTCGGTTGGCCACCGAAGCGGCGCAAATCAATGCCGAACTGGTTGGCGACTTGCGCGATCGCCTGATACTTCTGCTGCACGGTGCCGGTACGGAAAATCGCAGCGGTACGGAAGAGATCCGCAACCGCTCGAGCAGGCGTTCCGCCCTCGGCCTGAATCATCGCCTCATAGGGGGTGATGACCTGGCGCAGCTCTCGGCCGAGCGTGGCATCGGGCAGCAGTTGCGCCTGGCCGTTCTGAAAATCCGCCTCGCGACGATGAATCTCGGCGCGGATCGCCGGATCAACCTTGTCCCACATCGCCCGGGCGGTCGGCTTCCAGGTCGAGGGCGCGCGATTGATGTCGCGGCCTTGCGGCTGATCACCGTTGGCATTGGCATTCGCCGGGGCGGCTGCATCATCGACAGCGCCGGCGGCCGGCGCGGCTTTGTCCTTCACTTGCGCGGCTGGCTTGCCCTTGTCAGCGACTTTCGGCGTCTTCTCCGTGATGTCAGCATCCTGCTGCGCCTTGAACTTACCATCGGCGCGGCGGGAGACCGGGATGGTCTCAGGCTTAGGATCGATCTCGACGTCACTGCCCGCATCTGCATTCGCTGCGGGCGCATCGTCCGCTTCGGGCGTGTACTTCTCCTGAATTTTCGCCCAATCGGCAGCTATGGTTTCATCGACGTCTTTATCGCTCAAGGCCATGGGGTTCTCCCGGTTAAATCAAGGGTCGTAACCCTTCGCTTTTCCTTCAAGTACTCGCTTCATGCGCGGCGGCAGTTGTGCCCACGCGCGCTCGACGCGCTCATTCGCCATTTGGTTCAATCGCTCGGTCGCCGCGGCGCGGATCTTGTCGGCCTCGCGCTTTTCTGCAGCGAACCCCTCGTAGGGGCGCGAGTTGGAGCGCCGCAAATCATCGCGCCTGGCTTTGCGCCCCTCGATCCAGCGGCCATCGATTGGCGACTCGTAGCCAGGAAGGTCGGGCTGGATGAAGTGCAGCGCTTCGGAGCGGCGCGCGCTTACCTCGACCATCTCTTTCGTGGTCGGGTCATACACATAGCGGCGACGCATTTAAGCTTTGAGTTCCGGGTGTTGCGCTTCAAGAACGCGCAGATCATTTGCCGCATCCGAGACGCCATGCCAATCGGCGCGGTAGAACTTGGCGAGCAGGTCGGCCTTCATAACGTCGCGTTCTTGCTTTGGCGTGAAGCCATCGTCCTCGATCTCCAAATTCATCGAATTCGCGTCTCCAAATATTTCGGCCATGGTCCGCTGTGGAACATCGCCGCCGGCGGGAAGCGCTGCGCCATTGGGGCAGCGATAGTTCATTGCATACCTGCCGGCGCACCCGCGACGGTGCGATCCGCGATTGGTTGAACAGCGGTATCCGGTTGCTTGGTCGCCGATATCGTCGCGACGATGATCTTCACGAACGCATCGAGCTTCGCCTGCATCGTGTCGAACTGTTCCTTGTGAGCGGTGCGCTGCGCCTCGAGCGCCTGCTCTTGCGCATTCTGTTGCGCCTGGGCCTGCTGCTGAACCTGCGCGATGTGCTCATCGAGCTGCGCCCTGACTTGCGCAATGTGGATATCGGCCTGCGCCTTCACTTGCACATTCTGTGCATCGGCCGCGGCTTTCGCGGCATGCGGATCGGGTTTCGGCTTCGGCGCCTGCAGCTTGTCAAACGCATCCTCGACCGCCATGCCCATTCGGGCGCGGCGGATCACCGTCATGATGATTTCCTTCGCCGCATCGACCGGGAGCACGCCCTCTTGCACCATTGGCGCGAGCTCCTGCATCGCTTGGGATATCGCGGTTAAGACTTGCGAGAGCCCGGCCATGTCGGAAGAGAGCGTGCCGGCGATGGTCGAATCGGTCTCCACATCGATCTTGAACTGCCGGCGCTTCTCCGAGCGCATCAAACCTAAGATGTCCTCCCACGTCGGCACCTGCAGCAGCGCCGGATCAATCGGTGGGCCAGGGGGCGCGGTCGGCGCTGCCATGGGTCCTGGGGCCGGGGATGCACCAGGGATCGGAGGATGCACGGGTGAAGCGGTCCCCGGCATTGGTCCTCCGGGTGTTCCTGGGCCCGGCCCCGCCTGCGGCGGCGACGTTGTATTGGGTGGCGGTGCAGCACCGGGGACTCCGGGATGGGGAGGCATCCCCGGCGGCGCTCCGGGTTGTGGTTGCGCCATTTGCTGCATTCGTTGCTGTTGGAACAGCGAGACCATCAGCTGCTTTTGCTGCGCGGTCGGAAATTTAAGCTCCGTCATCTCCTCGAAGGTTTGAGGCGAGAATTTCTGCGCCATCGCGCCGGCGGCAAGCCGCATGAGGTCCCGCGCATAGCGCTGCACTTCCTTCTGCATTTTTTGCAGGCGCACTGAGCCGTAGGTTGACTTGAGCTCCTGGGCGCCCAGCGTCTCGTTGGGATCGGTCGCGCCGCGCATGATGTCCGCGATGCCCGTGAGCTCATCGATGATGGCTTTCTGCCGATCGCGCGCATCGTAAAGTGAGGTCAGGATCTCGGCATTCTTCTCGACCGGCATCCAGGAGATGGCCTTGTCGAGGCCGCCATCGGCCCATTGCTGCGCGTTCTTGACCGGCACCATCTCGTTGTCATCGCTCGAGAGGATATCCGCGATCTCCTCGATGCGCGCATCATAGATACCGCGCAGGCGCATGGTGTTGACGATCTTGTCGATGCGTCCGGAGATCTTATCGAGCTGGTTGGCCTGATCCTCATAGAGCCGAAATGGCGGGATCGGCAACAGCGAGTCGGTGTTCTCCACCACGGCGAGCGGCCGCGGGCATGGGAAGAAACCATCGAATTCTAGCGGTGGCTCGCCGTCCGGATTATCTTCCGGGAAGAGCAGCACCTGCAGATCGTCCTGCAGGAAAAACACCTGATTGCCGAGCTTGTCCCAAATCTCCCAGAATTCGGCGACCTTTTGCGTCTCGCCAACCTGTTCGCTCGCCTTTCGGTCCTCATCGGCATCCGGCACCGTGAACTGAACGGTGTTGACGGCTTCCTTGCCGAACTTCTCCTCGGCATCTGGACGCGAGAGCTTGTGGCGAAAGGCGACCCAGGGTACTTCCGGCCAGACGCGGCCATAGCCGTGGCGAAAATCCTTCCAGCTGCAGTGCTCGAGGCAGACGAGTTCGGATTCGAGCTCCTCGTCGGGCGGCTTCTCGTCCGTGATTTCAGCGTCCGAAGTGTCGGCACTTTTCGGCTCGCCGTCATTGGACGCATCGCCGCCGGCATCATCGGTGAGAGGCTCATCCGGATCGTCGGACTCCATAGTCGCGATTTTCGGGACGTAGCGCACACGTGAGATCCCGCGTCCGCAGAGGAGCGAATCGAGCACGTCGTTTTTGATCGCATCGTCCGTTTCATCGCCGTCGACAAACACGGAGAGAGCGCGTTCAAGGACTTCCGAGACCGCCTTGCCGACTAAGTCGGAATCGCGAAAGCGTCGGCGTACATCAGGATTCGGCCTCGAATTGTAAATCGAGGGCCGCAGGATTTCGGTATTCGACCACAGCACGTTGAAGCGATTGCGCTTCTTCTCCTCGCCGCGGTAGCGCTTGACGATCTTATCCGCTTCGGAGAACCAATCCTTCTCGCGCTTCTTGGCAAGCTGCAGCTCGCGCTTCCAGCGACGCGCATCCTTCGTCTCAGTCGACGTCGGCGCGGCATCATCTTTGGCCATGTTTTAAGCGAGCAGCAGGTAGGAGCCGGCGCCGAGGCTCGAAATGATGCCGTCGTTCAGTTCCACGGGGAACGTCTGTCCGGCGAGCAACGCAACCGCGGTGGAAGGCCCCGGCGCACCGATTGGACCTTGCTGATAGGTGATCGTCCCGGGAGCCGTGCAATAGATCGCGCGACACGTGACAAAGGAGGAAATACCGGCAACCGTGATGGTGAAGCCTGAACCAGTGCCGCCGATGTTGGCAGCAGCGGCTGAGAGCACATCGCCCTGCTTGTAACCGCTGCCGGGATTCACGATGGTGACCGACGTCACCGACCCGCCTGCCACCACGATATTCGCGGTCGCATTGGCTCCTGAGCCACCAGTCAGAGCAACCGCCGGGTAGCTTCCGTTCGTGTAGAGCGTGCCGCCGACCAGCGTGCTGAGGGATGCGATCGCGCCGGCCGCCACCGCGGGTTGCGAGCTCGAGTAAGTCCCGCCTTGCCAACTTTGCATGGTTAATTCTCCGCCAGGCGTCGTTGCGTGGCTCGTTTCAGAATTTCATTCACTGTGAGCTGCGTCTCAAAGCGCGCGCTCTTCGCATTCGGTTTATCGCGTACATAGGGCCTGGACATGCAGCCGTAGCGCAGCGCGTCGGGTGCGTGATCCTCGGCCTCAGTGTCCACATCCTCGGCCTTGTGAGGGTCGTGCTGCAGGGCCGGCAAGGTGCGGATCGTGTGCGTGCAGGTCGAAAACAGGTACAGCATCGGCACGCCATCGACACCGTTCAAACGCTCGCGCAACTGATCCCAGCCGCCCATCGCGCCGCCTTTCGCAACGCGCTTATTGTCGGCTCGGCGGAAATTCAAATTCATGCGCTCGGCGAGCGACGGTCCGCCATCCTCGCTGAAGGCTGCCGGGTCTAAGACCTCGTCACTCATCGGCTCGCGATGATTGGTATCAAATCCCTCGATTTTGCGGATGCCATCACCCACCGCGCCAGCGGTCATCTTGCAGCCGACATTGGGCTCGCCATTCCAGCCGTACCATTCGCGGTACACCACGAGCGCGCCGCGCGGGATCGCCTCGATGCTGCCATCTGACACTGCGAGCCAGAGCACGCAGAACGGTTTCGCTGAGCCCCAGTCCATCGCGCGGATCCGCGCCCAGTGCGCGGGGATCTCGAAGGGCTGAAGCACGTGCTTCGCCATCGAGAATTCCGGAAAGTACGCACCCTCAATAACCGACCAGTCGCCCTCCAGCCAGGCGCGCACCAGGTTTGGTGAGCCGACCAGGTACAACCGATTCGCATAGCCAGGATCTTGCGCGAGCAATATCCGGTTCTGCTCGAGCTTCGATGGGATGTACACAGCCTTGTGCTGGTTCCCGTTTTTCAGCTCCCGCACCAGGATCTGCATCCCGACTGGGGCTGGATCAATGTAGCGCTGGCGGATCCATTGGTGCCCCGGGCCGCCGGGATTGCCTGTCAATATCAGCTGCACCGGCACGCCGACACTTGAACGCAAGCAACCGAACAGCCGATCAATGGGCGCGCTTAGCGGATAGTTGCCGGCCTCCTCGACCGCCGCATCGCTGATGTTTTGGCCCTGATACTTTTCCGCATCGAGCACATTCTCAAGCGGCCGGAAGCGAACGCGCCCACCGCCTGGCATTAGGAACATGCGCTTCTGTTCCTGCCATCCGCCGCCCATGCGGCAGTAGATATCCTTGGCCCGATCGATCAAATCGTCCTGCTGCGGCATCTCCTTGCGGAAGAACACGGCATTGAAGCCGCGGCCGTAGCGTTGCGATTTAATCGCCCACTTGCCGAGCACGCCATCGGTCTTACCGCCGCCTCGAGCTCCGCCGAAGAACACTTCGGTGATCGGGCAATCGATCAGCGCTTTCTGCGGACCCGGTTGCGGCGCCCAGGCGATTGGCGCCTGATCAGCCGTTGAGGGCTTGGCCCTGGCTGCCATAGGTCGCAGCCCATGCCTCATCGCTCAAGGGCTCAGCCGACACGACGTGATGGCGATGCTCGACCTCGCCCAAGTGCTCGATCGACTGGATGTCTGGGATCGTTTTCTTGAGCAATCCCAACGCCGCAGTCACCTGATGCGGCTCCATGGATTTCTTAAGCTTGCCCAACGCGAAATTCGTGAGCCTGTTCACGAGCTGCATCGTCTTGATCCGCTCACGCACGAGCTCGGAGTGCACGAGGTTTTTGCGGGCGGCCATCAGCGCACCAGTGCGATGCGTTTTTCGCTGACAGCGTCGAGTTTCTTGCCATGCACCCGTTCATGCAGGTGCACGAAGGCATCCTCGATCTTGAAGAACTGGCCGATCATGCGGCCGACGCCGTCATCGCCGTATTCGATCAGCAGGATCTCCGGCTCGCTCGAATCGAAGACAATCGCATTCTGGAGCACGTACCTGGCGCTCATCGGCGGCTCCGCTTGCGGGCAGCTCGCGCCGCCTTAGTCTTCGCTCGGCTCTTGGTGCGTCGATTGCGAAACTCCACAGTTTCGCCGACGCGTCGCTGTTCTTTGTCGGTGCGCATAGGTCCGCTCATCAGGGTTCTCCTGGGCTTAGAAACGCAAAAACCCAGCGCGAGGGCTGGGTTTGGAAGAATTTGTAGGAAAGGAACTACAAGATTAGCGGCTATTTACACTTTTCTGCCGGCACTCGTCAAGAAACGATCCGAACAGTGTGACCAGGGCCCACTGGGCGGCGTTGAGCCTTTGGGAGTACGCGGTGCGAAGTAGGCCTGCCCGGCGCCACCGATCTGCCTGCGCACAGTCGATCACGTACTCAAGAACCACGATCGCATTCAATCGGTTAGGCAGGCGCGTGACGCACCGATCGACGAAGGTGAACTGATCATCCGTGATGGAAAGATCCCAGGTCCGATGCTGAATGGCATTGATTCCGAGCACATTCCCCGCGGCGGTCGGCTGCAAGTGCACGCCGTTAGCGCGCTGCCAGCGGCCCCATTGTTCCATGATCCGGTCCACATCCTGCGTTTCGCGCGCATCCTTGGTCTCAATCGGCTCCAGCCAGTCATGCGCGATGGCCATCACCGCAGCACCAGCCATAGACACAACCAGAAAAACGCGCAGCCTAATAGCCACCAGGCGACTGTTCGATCGGTGCGCATCCGTTTTCGCGGCAGGCGCGGTGCCCGCGGCGGTATCCTAATCCATTCGTCCCTATCCATTTTTTTCACCCTCCCCTCACCCGCTCTACGTGCGCAAACACGTCCTCGCGAGTCTGTACGATAGTGACGCATGCACCCCACTCCGCGATGAATCGTTCCTGCGATTTCGATAGCGTGCCATCGCGAGTTTTCACCTCGACAATCGCCACGACTGCGCCGCGTCGTGTCGGAATGCGCACCACAAGATCCGGAAATCCGCCGCCCACAGCGTGGGTATCTTGCACGCGGCAATAGAGCTCTTCGTACCAGCGCGTCACATCAGCGTGATTCGCATCACGTGCACCCATTGCCGCGCGCGCTCCATCGCGACCGCTCATGTCAACTTGCCAAGCGGCTCTTGAGCAGGTATCCCTCGAGCGGCCAGATCTTGGCTCTCGCATTCTGTCCGGCAATCTTGCGACCGAGCTCAGCGTCGAAGTTCTCAGGGCTCGCGCATGCGGACTCGCCGGTGATCGTGAAGCCATTCTTGAGCACTAATACGCAAATCGTGAGCAGCTTGAGCTCCTCCATCCGCGGCGCACCCTCGCCCACTGCATTCCACGCGGTGAACCAATACTCGGCGCTGATGAGCGACTCAATGTGCAGCGGCGTTACACGCGGCGCGGTCAATCCCTTGGCCTGGATCTCGGCTTCGATGGCATCGTTCGTCATGGAAATTCTCCCTTGGTGGTTGGATCAATTCAGCGGCGCGGTTTCGCGACGCTTCTTGCGCTCAGCCTTCACGGCCGTAGCCTGGATCTGCCGGCCGGTGTTGGACATCTCGGCACGCGGCTCGAAATCGAAATACAGCTGCCCGGAGGATTCCATCAGGTGACGCGCCTGGCGCACTTCCGGACTTGCCTCGCCGTGCCGCTGGGCAACTTCGTCGAACCAGCCGAACTGATGGTCATGCCGGCGCATCGCAAGTTTCGGCCGATCGAGCGCATCGAACACGGGATCGCCGGATTCCTTGTCGGTGACGCGCGTCAAGTGCGTGAGCTCATGATCGATCAGGGCATCGCGCTGGCGCTGCGAGAGCGCGAGCCATCCAGCCCGGTCAATGACGATCGTGGCATCGGCAATCCCAACGGCACGATCTTTGAGCGGCGTGATGCGCACGACTGCGCCGGCGGGATATCCCTGGTGCTTGAGCACAGGATCGCTCGATTCGGTGTCGAACACGAACAGCGCCGAGACTGTCACGTCCTCGAGATGCTCGTGGTGTGCGGATTGGATCTTCTCGATGCAATCACTCGCATCGGGCGCTTGGCTGTAGGTTTTCATGGTTTTTTACCCTTAGGTTTTGGTGGGTGAAGTGGTTGGCCGTAGAGCCGCTCGAAGGCCTGCGCGTAGGTCTCAGAACCACCGCCGGCGCGCTTGCCGAGGATGATCGAATCAAGTTCCCCAAGGATGATTGCGCGGCGTACACGCTCGCGACGCACGTCCGGATCGGTTGCGCCGGTGAACACTTGGGCCAAGTGATGTTGCAACCGGCCCAAGAGCCACATCTCCGCATCAATGGTTTTGAACTGGGCGTTCATGTGGCTGCTTGGCGCCTCAGCACTCGATCGTGCAGCGGCGGATCTCCGAGCATGTCGGCAACCGTCACGCGAAAGCCGGGGAGTTTGCCCGCGGCCGGTACAAGCACGCCGGTGCACTCGGCGGATTGGTGGCCTTTCTCGTCGCGCCATTCACGATACAGATACGTCCAGGGAAGACTCGTCTGACGCATCTGATCGGGTGAGAACTTCGAATCTTCGCCGGCAGGAAAGCGGGCGAGCATCACGTACTCGCTGAGCTGCTCTTGCAGGCTTGGGCCGCGCTGGGTATGGATTGGTGCCGCGGATTTGCTCGCTGGTTCCTGGATGAGTTTTCGAAGCGCGCCCACGGTCGGCATCGAAATAAACGCGGATCCTGACAGCGCGAGGTCCACGAGCCGGGCGAATTGGGTCATGGGCGTCTGGCGAAACCCAGTCCAATACGCGTCCTTCCGTGCCTTTGTGACGGGTACCTCAAAGCCGGCGCAGAGCTTACCGAGCACAGTCTCGAATTCGGCTAGGTCATTAACCTGCACGGCGACCTCCATGGGATTGAGCTTCATGGGAATTTCGGACTGACTCATCGTCCCGCCGGGCTGCTTCTTCCCGCTCATAATCGTCGGCGGTTTTAGGAGGCTTCCAACCCGATTTAGATTTCACACCCACACGGGCTGCGCCGTTAGGCGCGGCCTCTGAAGGTGTGTGGGTATCTAAGTCTAAGTGGGAAGTGGGAAGTGGGACGCGCGCGCGATACCCCCCGTTGGGTTTCGTTTGGGTTTCGTTTGGGTTTTGCTTTTCGAAACCCAAAGATAACCCTTGGGTTAGGCTTGGGTTTGGTTTGGGTTTTTGCGGCCTACCCCCTAGGCTTCCGTTAAGTTTCTGTTTCTCAACCCAATTGCGATATTTCTCCAGCACTTCCTCGGCACGCTGATTTGTAATTCCTCCTTCCGTGAGTTGCCAAAACTGATCACAAACTGAATCAACAGCTTTGCGATCGGCTGCACGATTTACGCGCAGAATTCGATACAAAAGCTGTCGGTTTTCAGGCAGCGGTTTCTCAGTTGCGTAAAAAACCTGAAGCATCAGCATGTACGCGCCATGCTCGGCGAGGGTCAGATGGGCGGTCTTTCGCTGGTAGTCACCGATGTGGTGCTCGTAGTAATTCACTTGAGGTGGCGTCCCCGGGCGTCCCTGCTGATTCCCTCCGCCGGGGCCAGGGCGGACAGTACCTTTGCGGCATGAATTTTCTCGACCGCCAGTTGGTGCATCGCTTCGCGCAGGATCTCCTGCTTGGTGCGACCGCTCGTTCGCGATTCGGCCTCGAGCCAAGCGGCGGTTTCCGGGGTGATCTTCAGCCGCTTCAGGTCGACCAGGTCGAGGCTCATGGATTAATTCAAATCCCCAAGGTCAAAAAAAATCAGACCGTTTGTTCGCGGAAGTACCGGGCCAATTTTTCGATATGGCTGACGCCCGGATCGATGATCTCGCGACGAGCTATCTTTTCGAGCGTCCGTGGGGACACCCCGGCTTCCTCCGCGATCGAGGGCCAATTGCCCTTCGACGCCTCGAGCTGCTCCATCACATAGTCGTAAATCGAATCTTCCATGGACACGGAAAATACACCCATCTATGGGTGGACGCAACCCGCACATGGGCGTCTTTCGAATTTAACCTTTGGCGGAGTGGGGAAACCAAAAATGCCGAAGGTAGTGTCCTGGGAAGCACGGAGGGCTCGCGAGACCCTCGGCCGCGGCCTCATGCGCGAGCTGACCAAGGCCTTTCCCCATAAAACCAAAACCTATGGATTTGAGAAGATCAGCGCCGATACCGGCCTATCCTTATCGACCCTGCAACGGATTGCCGACGGTAAGGTCGGCCCCTCCATTGACACCATAGCGGCGATTGCCCGCAATCTCGGCTGCAGCGTGGCGGATTTACTCGAAGAGTCTAAGGATGGACTGCTTGGCGCGACGGCTCCTAAGCAGAGTCTTCAGCGGCGCCTCAAAAAGTAGGCATTCGCCCTGCCCCTCGTCGGGCAACATAATCTTCCCTCGATTCAACCAAAGCACGGTTAAGCCATTGCCATAACGTAGCACCCATTTAAGGGTTGCTTCCACCCATGTATGGGTGTACTCTCGCCTCTGAAGTAACAGGGAGCGAGCAATGGACCACCGCCTTTCGACGCACGACAAGCTGCTGATCATCACGATAGGCCTAGGGCTTTTGACGTGCGCCAACATGGTTTTCTCGATGGTGCCACAGTGAACGGCCCGGATGGACCGGAGGAGCGCGAAGCCGAGCTCCAGGAGCAGTCCTGGGCCGATGAGGCTCGCCTGGATGCCATCGAGGATCGCGCCGAGGGCGAGCTCATGGACATCGCACAAGCGCGCATGACCTCCTGGTTCCTCGATCGGGTGCTTTCATGAGCGGCACGCTCGGCATGGTCCTGATGATCTGCTCGCCCTTCATCGCGGCCGGCGTGATGCTTGCGATTCTCAAAGGCTGCGAGAGGTATGCCGCCTGGCGCTACCAAAGAGCCGTCGAAAAGCGCAACGCCCAGCAGGAGCTCTACGGCATCAAGCCGTTCCGCGGCACCAAAGAGTGGCGCCCGGAGGAGTGGCTGCGATGATCAACACCGAGCACACGAGAAAGCTGCTGCAGGCCTCGATCGATCTGATCGAGAAGGACAACGAGATCGCGGCGCTTAAGGCTCAACTTGAGGCTAGGGACCGGCGAATCGCGGCACTCGAGGGCCATGCGCGCCGATCCATTCCACCTTTCAAACGCGATCAAACTCAAAGGAAATCCTATGAACACTGACATCATTCCCGCCGGCGAAAGCACTGCGCTCGCCACTCGCTCCGCCTCTCCCTTCGATGGCAATGTGGCGGAATTCAAGGGCGCCCTCGCCCGCCGCGGCGAGAATCGCGGCGCCATGATTGAATGGGTGCGCAGTGCCCTAGTCGATGGCACGGATTACGGGGCCATCAAGCGCAGCAACGGCTCGATGACCAAGCCGTCACTTCGCAAGCCCGGCGCCGAGAAGATCTGCGGCATGCTGGGCGTGATCCCGACATTTCCGACGTTGAAGGATTACGAGCAGCTGGCGCTGCAGGGCATCCCGATCGATCAGATCATCCTGCGGTGCCATTTGCTCTCGGCCGCCGGCGACGTCCTAGCCGATGGAGTCGGCGCGCGCTCACTCAAGCAAGACAATGGCGATCTGAACAAGGCCTTGAAAATGGCCTGCAAGTCCGCGCACATCGATGCGACGCTGCGCATGGCTGGCCTATCCGAGATCTTCACCCAGGATCTGGAGGATATGCCGCCGCAGCAATTCGACGGCCAACAGAGCGAGCGCCCGGCACCGCGCCAGCAACGCGCTCCGGCCCCTGCAACCAACAAGCCAGCGACTCAGGCGCCAAGATCCACAGGCGGTCGCGGCTTTGCCACCGAAAAGCAGCTCGCACTTATCGAGCGGCGGTTGGGTGATGCCGGCATCGAGCAGCGCGAGTTCCTCGAGCAGTTCGATATCAACTCCTTAAGCGAAGTCCCGTTCGCCAAGGTCAATGAGGCGCTTGACTGGATCGCCAATGCTGTCAGCGGCTGAAGCGCTCACCTTCGATGCCGGCACGCACGAATACCGTTATGACGGGCGCGTGGTGCCGAGCGTCACCCAGGTGCTTTCGATCATCAGCGCCAATGACTTCACCTATGTGGATGGCGATGTGCTCGAGGCGGCGCGCTCGCGCGGCAAGCACGTGCATGCGGCGATTGATCTGGATAATCGCGGCGAACTCGATGAGGAGGCTCTCGATCCGCAGCTGCTGCCCTACCTCACGCAGTGGCGCGCTTTCATTCAGGACACGGGCTTCAATGTCACGGCAAGCGAACAGCGTGTCTATCACCCGACGCTGCGCTATGCCGGCACGATCGACACCGGCATCTGGAAGGATGCGCACTGGGTAATCGATATCAAAACCGGCGCCGTGCCGCGCACCGTGGGCCCGCAAACGGCAGCCTATCAGCAGGCGCTCAATCCCAAGCCGCGCCGGCGCCTGTGCCTGCAGCTGACCGATCACAACTACCGGTTGCGCGAACTCAAGGACGCGGCCGATTTTTCAATCTTCACTTCGTGCCTGAATATCTGGAGATACTTAAATGCAGGCTAATCTGACTCAAGATCCCTCGATCGTAGCGCTCACGCCGGCGCTCGAAAAACTGCGTGCGTTCGCGAAGAACCTCGTGATCAAGTCCGCTGAAGGGTACGAAGCCGCGGCGGCGCTGCTGAAAAGCGTCAAGGGATCACTCGCCACGATCGAGGATGCGCGCACGCGGATCACCAAGCCCTTGAACGATGCGCTGCGCGAAACAAACGCCCAGGCTAAAGCGGCCGCGGCACCATTCCTCGCGGATGAAACCGCCATCAAGCGGGCGATGATCGCCTATTCCGATGAGCAGGATCGGCTGCGCCAGGAAGAGCAGCGCCGGGCCAATGAAGCGGCGCGCAAAGAACAGGAGCGGCTGCAGGAGATCGCCGATCGGGCGGCCACGAAGGCGCGTCTCGAGGCGGAAGAGAAGCGCCGGCAGGCCGAGCAGGAAGAGGCTGCCGGGCGACAGGCCGAGGCGGACAAGTTGCGTGCCCAGGCTGATCGGGTCGAGGAAAAGGCGGCCGATAAGGTAGAGGCCTTCGAATCGCGCGCATCCCAGGTCGTGGCGCCGGTGGCGCAGCAGGCTGCCCCAAAAGTGACTGGCGTCTCGATTCCGAAGGTGTGGGTGTTTGAAATCACCGATGAGGATCTAATCCCGCGCGAATATCTGATCGTGGATGAGGTACGGATTCGCAAAGTCGTCACCGCCCTGAAAGGCGATACCAAGATCCCGGGCGTGCGGGTGTTCGAGCAAAAGCGCATCGCCGCGGGAGTTGCCTAATGGAACGCAAACCTGTGACCTCAAGCCTGATCAAATCGATCGGCTATGAGAATGGCGAGATGCACATCGAGTTTTCCAACGGCCGCGTGTATTCGTACACCGGCCCGCAGGTGGAGAGCCACTACAACCAACTGATGTCCGCGCAATCGATCGGCAAGCACTTCGGCGCGAACGTGCGCAATTGCCCGCACACCAGCTGCAAAGCGATCGATTCATGAGCTTTGTGTGCGATTGCGGCCAGGTCTATAGCGAACGCGCAGCCGTGCGTGAATGCCAAGCGGCGCGGCATTCCGCCGCCGCCGGCTGCGAGCTCGCGGACGCTGAGCAGTCAGCGCGCAGATTGGGAATTGAAACGGACAGGTTCAGCGAGGCAGGCGAGCGCGCACCGCTCGGTGCAACTGCCGAGAAGAGTGACGACTTACATGAAGGATTGCGCAAGCTTTCCGCCTCTGGCCCGGAGGTGACTTCGTCACAGGGCGCTATTTTGGATATCGAGTCGGTCCAGTGGTTTGCGGCGACCGATCGACTACCAGACTCCGACACTACCGTTTTGGTCTGCGCGCCCGGAGCCGACGAACCTGTTTGGCTCGGCTATCACGATGGCGAAGCCTGGTACGCAGTCGATGGTGCGGAATACGGAAACGAGGAGGAACTGGTTGCGGAGGTCTTGGCCTGGGCGGTGATGCCGGTCGGTCCCGGATCATCGCTGGGATGAAAATGAAAATAGGCTTTGGCAGCAGCGGGCTTAGCTCTTGGGCAACCAGGCACCTTCTCGGGTCGCTTGCCTGCTGTCGATCACTCCGAGCTGCGGCGGAACATTGCCGAAATAACCGCAGCGCTTTTGAAACCATCACGGAGAGCTAAATGAAAAACGTATTCCGCCAGGGCGATGTGCTGCTGATCGCCGTCAGTGAGATCCCGGCAGAGGCGAAGCCGGTCAAGCGCGCCGGCAAGAAGGTCATCCTCGCGCTCGGCGAAGCGACGGGGCATCACCATCGCTTCGAGTTTCTGGACACGAGCTATAACGTGAAGCTGCACGTGATGCATGGCGGCGCGCGGTATCTTTCCGTTGACGCACCGTCTGAGCTTCTGCACGAGGAACACAGCACGGTGAAGGTGCCGGCCGGCAAGTACCTGCTGCCGACTCAGGTTGAGTACACGCCGGCGGAGCTGCGCCAGGTTGCCGACTAATGGGCCTGATCACTCACATCTCGGAAGCGCAAAAGGCCCGCTTCCCGGAGTTCGTCGCGAAATGGACCGCGATCGGCCTCTCGACGCAGCCAGCAGACCGCGCACGTAGCGAGCGCGCGATCGCCGGCCTCTACTCGCTCGCCAAACTCAAGCAGCCGCGCGTCATCTGGCTGCCGTGCCCCATTTCCGGCGCGCTCTCAGCCCTTGTGTACACGCAAGTTAGGGGCGCTCTTCGCGGCGAGCAAAGCGAGCCGCGTCCGGTCGACTCGGCGGTCTACTCGGCGGTCGGCTCGGCGGTCGACTCGGCGGTCGGCTCGGCGGTCGACTCGGCGGTCTACTCGGCGGTCGGCTCGGCGGTCGACTCGGCGGTCGGCTCGGCGGTCCGCTCGGCGGTCCGCTCGGCGGTCGGCTCGGCGGTCCGCTCGGCGGTCCGCTCGGCGGTCGGCTCGGCGGTCTACTCGGCGGTCTACTCGGCGGTCGGCTCGGCGGTCGGCTCGGCGGTCGACTCGGCGGTCGGCTCGGCGGTCGGCTCGGCG